CACGGCGCCGGCGGTTATGAATTACGCCATTCAGGGCGTGACGATCTGATGATCAACGGGGCCGGGGAAATCAATCCCCGGCCTTTTTTTGGAGATGACCTTATGAGTGGAACCGGACAAAGCCGCAATCCCGTGGCCATAATGCCGATTGAGTTTTGGACAGAATACACCGGCGAAGGCGCCGACATGAAAGCCGCCGATTGGGTGCGGTGGGTAAAAAAGGGCGACAGCATGCGTTCGACCGTTGCCGAAAAGGTGTCGCGGTTGAAAAAGGGCGCTGTCGGTGAAGAAATTTGGGCGGTGATCAAGCCCTATTACGAACGCTGGAAGGAAGGCCAAGATGCGCCGGTTATCGGAATGCCTTTGGACGCTGCGCCATTTGCTACGAAAGAAATGGTCCGCGTTCTGGCGCAGGTTGAAATCCGCAGTGTCGAAGATTTGGCCAATGCGGAAGAGGCGGCGCTGAACAAGCTGTCGATCCCCGGCATTATTGGAATGCGCGCCAAAGCGAAGGCGCTGCTTGATGCGCGGGCCAATCTGGCGCCGGTATCGGAAGAATTGGCCGCGCTGCGTCAGAAGGTGGAAGCCTTGGAGAAAGAGCGCAACGAGGCGCTGGAATTGGCCGATGAAATGGCCAAGGAAGCCGACAAAAAGCGCGCCCGAAGGCCGGAAAGCGTTGCGGCGGCGCTTGGTTAAGGGGTGCGGAAATGTCATTACTCACGCTGGTTCAAGCGGCTTGCGATAGGCTGGGCATTCAAGTGCCGAGCGCGGTCATGTCCTCGGGTGTTGACAACATCCGCGTCATGCGCGCCTTGGCCACGCAAGAAGGGCGCGAATTGGCGCGGCGAGTGGCATGGCAAAACCTGACCAAAGAAAGCAGTTTCACCACAGTTGCTGCAGAGGCGCAGCCGGGCGCAATCCCGGCTGACTTTGACCGTTTCATCAATGAGACTGCTTGGAATTATACCCAAAACCGGAGCCTAATTGGGCCGGTTGATCCGCAACAATGGCAGCAATTGAAGGCTTCACTTGTGGGACCGCCGTGGTTGCATTTCAGGCAACGCGGCAACGCCTTCCTGATCATTCCAAACCCGCCGGCGGGCGAAAATATCCGCTTTGAGTATGTGTCGCGGTTTTGGGTTGATACGAATGGCGACGGCATAGGTGAGGCTGACGCCTGGGCGAACGATGCCAATACGGCGCTGCTCAATGAAGAATTGATCACGCTGGGCATTATCTGGCGCTGGTTGAAGCGCAACCGCTTGCCCTATGCTGACGAATTGCAGGAATATCAGGCGCAAGTGAACCAAGCCATAGGCCGCGATGGTGGCAAGCGCACTGTGAGCATGGGTGGTGAATATGACCCGGCGCCGCGCGTGCCGAGCATTCAAGACGGGTCTTGGCCGCTGTGATCCGTCCGACCAAACAGGCGGCAGGCACGGCGCGGGTTGTGTCTATTCCGCCCCCGGTGCAAGGCTTGAATGCGCGCGATGCGCTGGCGTCTATGGACCCGGCGGACGCTATCACGCTTGATAACTGGTTTCCGCGCGGGAATGACGTGCTGCTACGGCGCGGGCATCAAAGCCATGTCACGGGCCTGCCAGGCAACGTCGAGACGCTGATGCAGTATTCCAGCGGAAGCACGAATACCCTTTTCGCGGCTTCTGGCAGCGGCATTTATGACGTGACTACGCCTGGCGCGGTTGGTGCGGCGGTGGTGTCGGGATTGACCAATGCGCGCTGGCAACATGTAATGAAAACCACGTCTGGCGGGACGTTCCTTGTTTGCTGCAATGGCGCCGATGCAATGCGATCCTATAATGGCAGTGCATGGTCAACGCCAACAATCAATAGCGTTTCCTCATCCAGCATCATCGGCCTGACTTCGCATAAAGAGCGGCTTTGGATGATCGAGAAAGATAGCGCGAATGCGTGGTATCTTGCGACAAAAGCCATTTCAGGCAATGCAACTGCATTTCCGCTTGGCGCGGTGTTTCGCATGGGCGGCAGGCTGAAGGCAATTATTCCGCTTTCGCAAGACGCCGGCAGCGGGCCGGATGACTTTCTGGCTTTTGTGTCCGACAAGGGCGAGGTGGCGATTTACCAAGGCACTGATCCCGGCACGGCTTCCGAATGGGCTTTGATTGGCGTCTTTCGGGTGGGGGCGCCGATTGGCGACCGGGCTTTTCTCCGGGTTGGCGGCGATGCTGCGCTAATCACTGATGACGGGGTGATTTCTCTTTTGCAGGCAATCAATGTTGACCGTGCCGCCGCAAATACCGCTACCATCACTGACCGCATTCGGGAATTATTTTCGGACTATGTGCGAGCATACAGGACAAATTTTGGATGGCAGGCTATTAGCTATCCGGCTGGCAACTGGGGCTTGTTTAATGTGCCGATTTCGGCAACGCAAAGCGTCCAACTTGTGATGAACACCATCACGGGCGCGTGGTGCCGCTTTACCGGGCAGAATGCCTTTTCATGGTCAATGCTGGGAAATGAAATCTATTTTGGCGGTTCGACGCGGGTTTTTCGCGCTGACGTAGGCGGCACTGACAATGGCGCTGATATTGCGTCAGATATGAAAACCGCGTTTCAGTATTTTAAGGATCGAGGAGGCTTAAAGCGGTTTTTGCAATTGCGTCCTGTTTTTCTGTCCAATGGCTTGCCATCGCCACGCATCACGCTTGATGTTGATTTTGGCAATGAGGAGCCGACCGGATCAACTAGTTTCGCAGCCTTTGGGGCGCTTTGGAATACGGCGGTTTGGGATATTGATGTTTGGGGCGCAAACCAAGAGCAGGTAACGCAACAATGGCTTGGCGTTCATGCCTTGGGGCGTTGCGCGGCGGTGCGGATGAAAATGGCAAGTTCCGGTGCGACCATGGCGGTCAGTGCTTTTGACGTGCTGATGGAACCAGCCCAGGCAACCGCGCTATGACGTTGTATTGGCCACGCGATGCGCGCGAGAATGACGCGCTGGCGCAATGGTGCGGACGCCGAATCAATCATGTTGGCGATGTTGGCTTTGGTCCCTGCCGAGCGGCGGCGGTGTTGCGTGAGGGGCATGTCGCGGCGGTGGTGGTGTTTCACGATTGGCAGGATCAGGCCCGCACTTTGCAGGCTTCCATCGCGGCGGATAGCCCGCAATGGGCTGGGCGTGAGGTTTTGGAAGGCATCTTTGGTTATGCCTTCACGGTGGCCAACGCAAACAAACTATGGGCTGCCAGCCCGCACAATGCGGCGCGGACGCTGCGTTTTAACAAGGGCGTCGGCCTCAAACCAGAAGCAACGCTTCGGCACCATTTCGGGCCAAAAATTCACGCGGTAATCTGCGCGATGTTGCGAAGCGAATGGCAGCGGTCGCGCTGGTATAAGGAGACTTCTCATCATGGGTAAAAGGGCACCGAGCGCGCCGCCCGCGCCTGATCCTGCCGCCACGGCACGAGCGCAAGCAGTGGCCAATCGCGAAACCGCAATCACGCAATTTGGCTTAAACGCGGTCAATCAGGTAACGCCATACGGCAATCTGACCTATACCCAAACAGGCACTTGGGAGGATGGAACGCCGCGCTTTACCGCCACGCAAACGCTATCGCCAGCGGAACAAGAGGCGCTTGACCTAAGCAACCGGGCGCAATCGCTTTATGGAACGGCGGCGGTTAATCAGCTTGGTGCGGTGCAAGATCGGCTTTCGCAACCTTTTGAGTTTGACCCCGGCGCTTATGGTGACACGGCGATGGGGCGCGATGCTGTTGAGCGGGCCTTGATGGAGCGCTTGCAGCCGCAACTTGAGCGGGATCGGGCCGCGATGGAAACGCGCCTTGCCAATCAGGGCATCATGCTTGGCTCTGAAGCGTATCGCAACGCGATGAGCGATTACGAGCAGCAGGTGGCGGACCAGCGCCTTGCGGTGGTTGGCGCGGCTGGCCAAGAAGAAAACCGCATGGCGGCATTGCGCCAGCAACGCTTGCAGGAACAACTTGCCTTGCGGTCGCAGCCGATCAATGAGGCGACCGGGTTGCTTACCGGGCAGATGGTCGGGACGCCGCAATTCACCAACACGCCGCAGACAAACGTGGCGCCAACTGATTACCTGGGCGCGGTTGGGATGCAGCAAGCGGCGCTGCAAAACCAATACAACCAGCGAATGCAGAATTATCAAGCCAACATTTCTGGGCTGTATGGGCTTGGATCGGCGGCGCTTGGCGGTTGGGCAAGCGGCGGGTTTTTTAATCCTTTCACAAGCGCAAGCGCAACTCCCGGAAGGCGTTAAACCATGAGCGAAAGTTTTGGTCGCGGCGAAAGCGCGCTCTTCCTGCAAAACCCGGAATTGGCAGCCGCTGCCCGGCGCCAAAGGCTTGCGCAAGGCTTGCTTGAACAAGCCGTGAAACCGCGCAATGTCGGGGGCCACGCGGGCGGGCTGGCGCAGATGGGGCAGGCTCTAATCGCCGGGTATATGAGCCACCGCGAAGATGAACGCATCCGCGCGATTGCCGACGCGCAGCGCGCCCGAGAGGAAGAAGAGGTGCGGGCGCTGATGGGGGGCGGAATGCCAGCCGCTGCGCCTGGGGGGCAAGCGCCTGCCACAGAAAGCGCACTTGCCACGCCGCCAGGTTCTCTGCCCCCGCCTATCCCGCTTGGCGCAGAAGCACCGCCCATGGCGCAGGCGCTGATGAATCCGCCTGGGCAGCCTGGGCAGCCTTCGCAAAGCGGTGCGGCGCCGGGAATGCCAATGCCCCCGCCCGTGCCCGCAAATGGCCCAGCGCCAAGCGCAGCCCCCGCAATGGGCCAGCCGGGCGGCGGTGCGAATATGCAGGCAATTATCGCTGGCATGTCTTCCAGCAGCCCGCGCGTCCGGGCAACGGCGCAGATGCTTTTTCAGCAAGCGCGGGATCAGGAAGAGCGCGCCTTGCGGGCGCAAGAACGTGCCCAGGATCGGGCGTTTAGTCTCGCCAATCGCGCGCAGCCTGCGCCAACTGAGCTTGAGCGACTTTTTCAAGAGGCAAATTTACCGCCTGGCGCACCGGAAAGGGTTCAAGCGGCACGGGATATGATTGCAAGGCGAGGTTTGCCGCCTTCGACAAACATCAATATGCCCGCAAGCGACACGACTTATGACAAGGAACGCGCAAAAACCACAGCGGAAACGGTTGGCGCATGGGAAAGCGCAGACACGCGCGCTGCGACAACCTTGGACCGCGTTGCGCGGTTGGAAAGGCTTAACCAGCGTTTCCAAACAGGCGCATTGGCTAACGCGCGCCTAACTGCCGGGCAAGTCGCTCAACAGTTAAACATCCCGAATAGCGTTCTTGAAGGCTTGGGTATTAGCAAAGATCAAACTGCATCAGGCGAAGGCATTCGATCTTTGACGATGCAGCTTTTGACGGCTCAGCTTGGGCCAGGCGGTTTTCCGACGCAAAACTTCTCCAATGCGGATATGAACGCCTTGCGGGAGTCTTTGCCGGGATTAATGAACACGCCACAAGGTAACGTTGTCATTTCTGAGGTGTTGCGCGCGGCTGCGCTTCGTGACCGTGAAATCGGCGCAGCTTGGCGAGAATGGCGCCGCGCAAATGGGGACAACATGACAAGCGCCCGTCAGTTCCAAGATGAAAGATTGCCAAGCATCATTAACAACAACATCATCGCGCCTTTGTTTGTGCGGGATGCGGAAGCAATGGGGCCGGGTGATACTGGCGGCAACGTCACGAACCAGCGCGGCGGGTTTAGCGCAGCGCCGCCGGCTGCGCCACCTAGGCCGGGCACGGTTTTACAGGGTTTTCGCTTCCGGGGCGGTAATCCCGCAGATCGCAACAATTGGGAGCCTGCACAATGAGCGGAAGCGGGCCTTGGGATTTGTTTGCAAACGCCGAACCGCCGCAAGCGGAAGAGGCTGGCCCCTGGACGCAATTTCAGCAGCGCGAGCCGGTCACAACTGGTTCAGTCTTGCGCGGCATGGGCGAAACCGCGCTGCGCTTAACTGATCCGGTTGTGCGGTCAATCGCGCGCGGCGCCACTTTTAACCTTGCCGATGAATTGGCGGCGGCGGGCCGTGCGACGGTAGGAAGCCTAACTGGGCAGCCCGGCACATGGTCTGAACGCTATGGCCAAAACCTTGCCGAAGAACGCGCCCGCGATGTTGCGTATGATGAGCAAAGCCCGGTTGCGTCTATGGCTGGGCAGATTGCGGGTGGCGTTGCGTTGCCTTTAGGTGCCTTTGCTACGGCAGGGCGGACCCTGGGCACGGCTTCGCTACGAAGCGCCGGCGCCGGCGCAGCTTACGGGGGCGCGGCGGGCTTTGGCCAAGGTGAAGGCGGCATTGGACCGCGCGCCTTGAACGCGGCAGAGGGCGCCTTAGTGGGGGGCGCTATCGGCGCTGCTATTCCAGCCGGCTTTGCAGCAGGATCACGCTTAACAGGAACAATCGGGCGCGCGACGGGCCTTTCAAGTCCTGCCGCGCCTGCCGAACGGCTTTTCTTGCGCGATTTGGAACGTGACGTGGTAGCGCCCGCCGAATTGGCGCAACGTGCCCGCGCTGCTGGCGAAGCGCCAATTGGTTTGGTGGACATTGCCGGTGAGAACGTGCGGCAGGCTGGCGCGGCGGTGGCGCGTATGCCAGGCCAAGGGCAACGCATGGCAACCGAGATGATCACGGCGCGCGGCGGGCCGGCCCAGGCCGAGCGGTTGCGGTCAACCGTGCGGGAAATCGTGAACGCCGATGATTACGGCGATGCGATTGGGCGCGTGGTGCAAAACCGCCGCGAAACGGCGCAAGACCTTTACGCGAAAGCCTATGCGCGCCCAATGCCGGATGATCCGCGCCTAACGCAATTCATGACCGACAAGGACGTGCAACGCGGCATTTTTGAGGGCATGGAAAGCCTGCGCCGGGAAGCCGTAACGCAAGGACGCCCATTCAATCCCGCGCAATACGGTATGACGGTGCGGAATGATGGCACTATCGTTCTTGGTGACGGGCCAATCCCGACGCAATTGATTGACGCCGCCAAGCGTGGGCTTGATCGGTTGGAAGAGGCCGCCCGCAATGCCAATGGACAAGCCACAAGCAAAAGCCGTGAAATTGGCAATCTGCGCCGTGCTTTGCTGGCGCGTGCTGATGAATTGAACCCGGATTTTGCCGCCGCGCGCGCGGCCTATGCGGGCGACACGGCGCTGCTTTCTGCCGCCAATGATGGCCGGCGCTTAGTTTCTATGAGGCCGGAAGACTTTGAAATGACCGCCAAGGAATTGCGCGGCATGGGCGAAAGTGAGCGCGAGTTTTTCCGGCTTGGGGTGGCGCGCGGTTTGATGGACCGCATCAATTCCAGCGCAGATAATGCCGAGGCAACGCGCCTTCGGCAGATGTTTGGCACCGAGTTTATGCGCGAACGCCTAAAGGCAATCTTTGACGACCCGCAAGACTTTGACCGCTTTCGCCGCATGATGGATCAGGAAATCTCAATGGCGCAGACTAACCGCGCCGTGAACCCGCAAGGCGGCAGTCCGACAATGCCGCTTACCGCGCGCCGGGAAGACCTTGCCGCGCCGCCACGCGCGCCAACCATGGCCGGGATCATCGGCAGGGAGCCGAGCGAAAGCTTTGACATTGGGCAGATAGCCCGCGCAGCGCGTTTTGGTGGCACTGATTTTGCCGCGCAAACCGCCATTCAGCAAGCGCAACGGCTTGGAGGTGCAAGCGCGCTTGAAACCAATGCCGCAAATTACGCGCGGATGCTATTCACCACGCAACCGGAAGAACGCATCAGGATGGCGGAGGCGCTTGTCGCACGCGAATTACGGGAAGGCGCTCAATCTCGGCTTTCGGCATCGCTTGCAAGAGCGCTAATGCGTGGCGGTGGCGTCGGCGGGGGGCAGGCCGAAATCTTTCCACCAATGACGGCGCAAGGTCTATCAATCCCAAGATAACCCCGGCTACAAAACCCATGCTGGCGCCAAGCGCCAAACCGTAAAGAGCAAGCTCAAAAAGCCTTTCAATCATCCCCCGCTCATAGCACAAAGCGGGCATTCTGTCATGGAGAACACGCATGGCGCGTAACGGTTCCGGCACCTATAACCGCGCGGTGGCGCCCTATGTCGCGGGCACCACCATTACGGCGGCGACGGTCAATTCAGAAATGGAGGACATCGCCACCGCCTTAACGGGAAGCATGGCCCGCAA